AAGGTTACATCTAAAAACTTATTGTTGAGTAGAATTTTTGAAGGTGACCAATCTGATAACATCAAGGGTGTGATGGGAATAGGAGTAAAAACTCTCTTGAAAAACTTTCCACAATTAGCTGATGAGAATGTTGTGATGACTCGTGATGATGTGATAAAAGAAGCACAGAATCACAAAGGTGATAGATTTTATGATTTGATAAATGATGGTGTTGATACGATTCATAGAAATCATAAACTCATGCAACTTCAAGAGGTCGATATTAGTGGGAATGCTAAACTAAAAATAAATAATATTGTGAACGGAAAAATACCTGAATTATCAAAACCTAACTTTCAAAAGATGTTTATCGAAGACCGAATGTTTGGAGCACTACCAAACATGGATAGTTGGATAATGCAAACTTGGACAAAGTTAAATAGATTTGCGAAGATTAACAATGGGACGAAAGCGTAAATATACTACTGAAGAAGAAAGAAAGGAAGCCCAAAGAAAATGGCAGATGGAACATTATCAACGCAACAAAGATAAGATTTTGAAGAAGGCCCGTGATAATTACAAGAAGAAGAAAAGAGAAAAAATCAGACAAAATAGAGGTAAGAGCATCTATGGTGACCAATAATGAGTGAACAAAACACTTTAATCAAATTCGGACACAAATTTCAAACAAAAGTCATATCATCTCTATTAGGTGACAAAGTATTTCTACAAACCATCTGTGATATATTAGAACCTGAGTATTTCGATAGTGATTCTAATAAATGGATTTCACAAACCATTCGTGATTATTTTTTTGAATACAAAACTGCTCCAACACTTGAGGTAATGAAAGTAAAAATTGACGAACTTGAGAATGAGATACTTCAAGTGGCAGTAGTTAATGATTTGAAAGAGAGTTGGAGATTAATTCAAAGTACAGACTTGAAATTCGTACAAGAACAAACATTAGAGTTCTGTAGGAATCAAGTCATTAAGGCTGCCATAACAGATAGTGTAGATTTATTAGAGGTCGGTCAGTATGATGAGATTAAGAAACTTATTGATGAGGCGATGAAGGCTGGTAGTGAAAGAGATTTAGGACACGACTACATAGTTGGAATTGAGGAAAGATTACAAAAGTCAACAAGAGATACAGTCAAAACAGGTTGGGATCCGATTGATGAAGTCATGGATGGTGGTTTAGGTAGTGGTGAATTAGGAGTTGTGGTAGCCCCAGCTGGTATTGGTAAGACTTGGTGTCTACAAAGTATGGGAGCAGCGGCTGTTAAGAATGGACTAAATGTTGTACATTACACATTAGAGTTGAATCAAAACTATGTTGGGTTAAGATACGATACTATATTTAGTGGAGTACCGACAGCCAACATAAAGTTCTACCAAGATGATGTAAAGAAGAAGATAGATGCTCTTGAGGGTACATTACTTATCAAATACTTTCCAACCAAAAGTGCTACAGTCCAAACCCTAGCCGCACATCTGAGTCAAATAGAAATACAAGGAACCAAACCTGATTTGATATTGGTTGATTACGCTGATATCTTGAAAGGTATGGGTAGTGAGAAACGGCATGTATTGGAAAACATCTATGAGGATCTGAGAGGATTAGCTGGTGAAGTTGAATGTCCGATATGGACGGCCTCACAGGCTAATCGTAGTTCGTTGGAAGAGGATGTGATTGACGCTACAAAGGTAGCTGAAGCTTACTCAAAGGTGATGATAGCCGACTTCGTGGTATCGGTTAGTAGAAAGGTGGAAGATAAGATAGCTAACACAGGTAGATTTCATGTGATAAAAAATAGATTTGGTTTCGATGGAGTGACATATCCATCACAAATCAACACAAACATCGGTAAGATTGAAGTATTTGAATCCACTTCAAGTGGTGGTGTAGATGCTCAAGGGAAGATGGATAACTCACAAGAGTTTATGAGAAAAACATTAGCGGAGAAGAAAAAAATATTCGAAAAAGACCTCGATGGCTTCGAATAGAATAGGATATATATTATATTTAATTATGGTCGGGTTATACGGCGTTATATTAAAGAATTTTAAGTAGAGGAGTGAAATGGAAAAATTTAAGTTATCGGATAATTTTATAAATAAGTATAAAAGAAAAAAAGCTCCTTTCGGTTTTAACGGATTGGGTGAGTTAGTTTACATGAGAACCTACTCAAGAATAAAGGACAACGGTAAAAACGAAAGATGGTGGGAAACCGTACAAAGGGTTGTAGAAGGTACTTATACAATGCAAAAGAATTGGATTGAATCACATCAATTAGGGTGGAACGCGTGGCAGGCTCAAAGAAGTGCTCAAGATATGTATGAGCGTATTTTTACTATGAAGTTTCTGCCTCCCGGTCGCGGTCTGTGGGCAATGGGTACACCCGTCACAGAAGAAAAGGGATTATATGCCGCCCTAAACAATTGTGCGTTTGTATCAACAAAGACACTAAAAGAAGATTATGCTAAACCTTTCTGTTTCCTCATGGATGCAAGTATGTTGGGTGTTGGTGTTGGTTTTGATACCAAAGGTGCTGGAGAGATAGTTGTCAAGGGAGTTGACAAAAAAAGAGACCCACAAACCTATCAGATACCTGATACTCGTGAGGGTTGGGTAGAATCTGTCAAGTTACTATTGGAAAGTTATTTTCATGGTCAAGCTCCAGTAGAGTTTGATTACTCGGTGGTGAGACCAGCCGGAGTTCCAATCAAAGGATTTGGTGGTGTTTCAAGTGGGCCTGAACCATTACAAGAGGTTCATGAAAGTATCCTTAAGGTATTAGAAAAGAATAGTGGTGAACCAATTACAATTACAACAATCGTAGATATTATGAATCTAATTGGTAAATGTGTTGTGGCAGGTAATGTTAGAAGAACTGCAGAGATTGTATTTGGTGACCCTAATAGTGAAGAATATTTAGATTTAAAGAATTATAAAGTAAATCCACATCGTGACCAATATGGTTGGACATCCAATAACTCAATCTTTGCAGAGTTAGGAATGGATTACACCGAAGCGTCCAAGAGAATCGTAGATAATGGAGAACCTGGTTTCGCATGGTTAGAAAACATGAGAAAGTATTCTCGTATGAAAAATGGTGGAGATAATAAAGACCATAGGGCAATGGGTGGTAATCCTTGTTTGGAACAAACATTAGAATCATATGAGTTGTGTTGTTTAGTGGAAACATTTCCTGACAATCATGATTCATTAGAAGATTATCAACGAACACTAAAATATGCTTATTTATATGCCAAATCTGTGACATTAGGTAAGACTCACTGGAGTGATACCAATCGTGTAATGTTAAGAAACAGAAGAATTGGATGTAGTGTAAGTGGTGTAGCACAATTCATAACAAATCGTGGGATTGATGAACTTAGAGTTTGGTTGGAAAAAGGTTATGATACCATTCAAGAGTGGGACAAGATGTATTCAGATTGGTTCGCAATACCTAAGTCAATCAAGACGACATCGGTCAAACCAAGTGGAACAGTTTCATTATTAGCAGGAGCGACTCCAGGATTACATTATCCTGAGAGTCGTTTTTACATTAGGAGAATAAGGGTTTCGAAACATTCGGAACTATTAGAACCGATGAAGAAGGCTGGATATAAAGTAGAACCAGCATTTGGTTCAGAAGATACAACTATGGTGGTTGAAGTTCCTGTAGATGTCGGAGAAGGAATAAGAACTGTAAGTGAGTTATCGATTTGGGAACAATTCAGTTTAGCAGCTTTCATGCAAAGACACTGGGCAGACAACCAAGTAAGTTGTACGGTTACATTCGATCCTGAAAAAGAAGGTAAGGAAATACCACAAGTATTGAATTACTTTCAGTATCATTTGAAAGGAATAAGTTTATTACCTCGTCATGACTTTGGAGCATATCCACAAATGCCTTACGAAGCCATAGAAGAGAAAGAATATAATAAACAAGTAAAGAAACTCGGTAGATTGAGTTTTGGAGTTATAAGTAATGAGGAAGCCAATATTGAGAAATTTTGTGATGGAGACTTCTGTGATGTAGAAGAATTTCCTGATGTTGACGACCAAGATACAACCGATGAACAATAAAATTCACATACAAAAGCGGACAGGCAGACGACACACCTGTAGAAAAATGTGTCAATTCACAAACAAACAAGGAGACGATTTATGAATAATCGCCTAATTACTTCTCTGTTTGCATTTATGATGCCGATTTTCCTTATGGGTCAATCAGTTATCGGTAATGTGAGTGGGGAAGGACAACCACTTGTCGGAGCTAATGTTGTGATTGAAGGTACAGAGCTCGGTGGAGTGACCGATAATAACGGAAACTTCCTAATCGATGTTCCTGCTGGAGAGATACAAATAACAGCTTCGTATATCGGATACAAACCTGAAACTATTTCAGTTACGGTTGATGATGAGGTAGCAAGTATTAATTTCCTTTTGGAAACTGACGCACTACTTCTCTCGGATGTTGAAGTATTAGCATCTCGAGCCGATAAAAATACACCTGTGGCTTATACTAATGTTAGTAAAGAAGAAATGGAAGTTAGACTTGGTTCCCAAGACATTCCGATGATTCTTAACACTACACCATCAGTATATGCAACACAACAAGGTGGAGGTGCGGGTGATGCCCGTATTAATGTAAGAGGTTTCAATCAACGAAATGTTGCAGTTATGATTAATGGTGTTCCCCAAAATGACATGG